GATGTTCAAGTATTTTTAATTTGCTAGACTAATTAGGAATCCATTTAAATCCAGTTATATTTTCAGCAGTATGAGTATTGTTTTTATAAATATACTCTAAATAACCTACATCAATTGGAGGAGTTTGTTTTAATGCTCTAATTCTAGTAAGCTATTCTGCTATATTAACTTTATTAAATTTATTATTACCTTCTAAAGAAAATGCTTCTTCTGCATTATAACAGAACTCAGCACAGTATGTTACATATTCTTCAGGATCATTCTATTTAATAAGTCGTGTCTTATCAAAATATGCTTTACCATCTTCATCAGATATATAACCTCTACTATCATAATAAGAGGTATCTTTAACAGTTTTAAAAGCTGGTAAAAAGAATGCTGTAATAGCTTGTTCACCTGTTTGTGTATAGTTATGTCTAAATGGAAGAACACCATATATTTCTGGATTATAATACATCTTTCTAAGTCCTTCCATCTATCCTCCCTATTCACCACCTGTACCTCCGATAAGTCTAATACCAAACTATCGACCTATCTGACCAACAAGTGCATCAGCCTGAGTGTATGCTTTTAAAGATCCAGGCCAGAGGCCAAATTCTTCAAACATAAGAACGTCAGTTCTATCACCTCTAAGTTTACCAGGCTTATCAACTACAATTCCTTGTATTGAAGAAAGCCATCCAGTTGGTGTTTTAACACCATTAATCATTTTGAACTAACCAGATTTTTTAATATCCTATTTATCAATTACACGACCTTTAGAAAAACCTCCATCAGTATTATCGTCAAGAAAAGCAATTGCATTCCATACTTTTTCAAGTAACTTGTCTAACTGAGTCTATGCAAATGCACAGGCAACATTAACTGAACCTTTAATTATTGTGTAGCTCTTAGCTAAAATAGAAGCTTCAATCTAAGAGTAACCCGCCTCGCGTGCTTTCATCATACAAGCGTTGAGGCGTAGTCTTTTAGCTAATTGAAGATAATGAAACCATTCATATTGACCTTCCATGAAATTAGGAAAGATAATAGAACGACCAATACCAGCTTCTGAAGTACTATTTAAATCCTCAAGTCTAAAGAAATTTAAAAAGAAATAATGGTCACCTGTTACTGTATATCCATTAACTGTCATACCATATTTACATCTCTTATACTATTCTTTCCAGAAATCTGTATAAGATTTAGTTCCGAACTTATACTCAGTATAATGTCCTGTTCTATTGAATGTATCTCTAACTTCAGTAAACCATTTTGGATTAAAGTCTAAACTCTAATATTTATTTATAGGTCTATATCCAGTTAATTCATAAGAAAGGTTTGCATCAAAAAACTCGATAGGAGTACCAATAGGTACATCCCATTTAAAAGAATCATCAACTTTAATTTCTAAAGATTCTTCTTCTTTTTTAGCTTCTTCTTTTCTTTTTTCTTCAACTTCTTGAACTAAAGTCTATATTTCTTCAGGAAGTTTATTTTTCTTAGGACGACCTCTTTTACGCTTTACTTCTTCCATAATTAAATATCTCCAGGATCAAAATCTTCTCTAACATTACCTCGCATTGAAGTTGAGTCAGTAAGTTCTTTCTTAACTTGAGCTTCTAGTATCTAAAGTTCTTCGTGAACTTTATGAAGATTAGAAATTTCAGCAATTACGTCTTTTGTCTTAAATACTGGCTTTCCATTAGCATCTCTCTCAGATAAATCAACTATAGTATTGAAATAATCTATAAAATTGTCAACAGTATTTTGTGCAGCTTTAAGCATTTTAATAGAACGGTTAGATTCTTGTATATCTCTATATTTTCTACAAGCTGCACGAAATTCTGGATTATTCCACTCTTCTTCTGTTATACCAGCATCTTCTAATGACAATTTATGACGTTCTTGTTCGTCATAATCACTATATAAACTCTTCCAATCAAGAGCCAACCATATATATGTAAATTCCCTAAAGGCTCTTAAACATTTTACACCTTTAGGATCTTCAGGACATTTATTCCTTTCATATTTCATTAATTCTGAGAACTCTTTAATTAGAAGAATCTCTGGTACATTTAACTATACTCTATTATTTACATTATCATATTGGAATATATCCTATTTCATATTTTAATAATTTTTTTCAATAGTTCTAAGATCAATATTTTTTAAATTTTTTATATTATTCTTAGATTTAGATTGTTTTATTATTTGTTTAGTTGGATTCATTAGTTGCTAACGTATAGAATCTGTGTGCTACTAATTTTTATTCATTATCTATTGTCTATCTCGTTCATTCTTTTCTTTTATATCCTATTTTTCTCTAGCTATTTGTTTAAAACGCTAAACATCAAGTCCCTATTGACCTTTTTTAATCTTACGACCACATTTAAAAGATTTAACAGGATCTTCCATTTGAGAACCTTCCTAATTCTTTTTAACACATTTCTTACAAATTGCTCCACCTTTTTTAAATGATTGCATTTCAAATCCATCAGGACATTGTCCTTTAAGATATTTAATGTAATTAAGTTTAGCACCAAATCTTGCAGATTGTGCTTGACCACCTTGCATTTGTTGAGCAACTTGTTGAATATATTGAGCTATCTAAGCAGCTTGTTGGTCACCCTGTTGTGCAGCTTGCATAATTTGCTAAATCTATTGATTAGCTTGTTGATCACCTTGCATAGCTGCTTGAACTAATTGTACGATTTGTTGTTGTAATTGTTGTTCGTCCATTTTTATTCAATTATTATTAAATCCTTAGTATTAAATACAGCTTCTTGTTTTTCACCTGTATTTGTAAACCACATACATCTTATTCCTTTTAACATATTGTTTTTATTTTCAACATTATGTTTTAACATAGGAGTTTCTTTTTTAACAACTACCATAGTAGGCTTGTTAGGTATATCCTATTTTAACTAAACCACCATTCCAGGTGTAAAATAAATTTTCTCTTCCATTATTTACTAAAACGTTCTGTAAGACCTTCATTGACTACAGCAATTATTTGATTTTCACTAACACAATATAAACCTTGTTTAAAGAAAGGAACAGGAATTGCAGCAGGTTGTCTATAGAAAACAACATCACTTTCTTTTAGATACTCACATTTGTTTCCAGCATCAACAACAACACCCACAACAATATCTTGCTTATCTTCTTCAACTTCACCAGTATCAGTATTAAAATGTTCTGGAGTCAATCCGCCAGTATCAACAATAATTCCGTTTTCAATTTTAATTCTTTGAAAAGGATTATGTTTAAAAGGTTTAATCAATACTCTACTAAACAAAGGTTTAATTTCTATTGTACCAATATTATCTTTAAAACTTTCAGCATACTCATTAAGTAGTTCTTGATGTTTATCAAGTTTATCAACATATTTATCTACTTCATCATTGAATTTACGTTTGTGTTCTTTTTCAAACACTTCTTCAATATTACCTTCACTCATGTTAAAGTTAACATGTTCATTATCTGTACCGAGTACAGTTTGAGCCATTTTTTCTTGCTCTGTCAATTTAAGTCTTTTATTCATATAACATTATCATTTAAAAATTACCATTTACCTACTGGACAATGAGCATTGGGTGCAGATGTTTTAGCACTAAGAATACATCCACACCCTCTCGTATAATTATCTTTATAAGACATGCTCACATCTCCAGAATTAGGATTATACCACAACTTATTATTACACATACCTCCATTTCTTTTTGTATACAAAGGACATGTATAACAAACATTTAATCTTTTTTCTTTTAAATCTTTATTAATACCTAACAAATTGTTAGTGTAACCTTGAATAATATTACCTATATCTAACATAAGAGAATCCTTTCTGGTTTTAACATTAACTTTCTTTACAGTATGTTCAATATTCTATTCTTTTTCTTTTCTCTTTTTGTTTTTCTAATATTAATTCTTTTTTATAATAAGCTAACATTCTTTCAACATCTTTCTTTAAATATTCACAATGATATAATGTGTTATTCCCCTTGTGATCGTAGTGATTTAAGATTAAATCTTTAATAACAAAGTTAGGATTTAGTTTTTGAAGCATCCAAGCATAAGTAGAAAGCTGTAACTGATAATGATTGAAATTGCAGTCATCAAGGTTATTTAATGGATACTTCATCTTAGCTGTTGACTTAGTACTTGTATTAAAACCACCTTTTAAATCAATTTTTTTGTTCGTCTTGTGGTCGCACAGGACGATTTCATTACCTGATTTAATGATTAAATCAATTTGTCCAGCTATTCTAAGTATTCCATCATCAGAATCTCTATAAATAAGATATTCTGGATATACTCCATATTCTAAGTCTAACTCATTATAATCTTTCTTACATTGAAACTTACCTCCAATTCCAAATTTTTGTAGCGTTATATCATTAGGATGATTGTAGAAAGAATTCTCTATCTCTGAATGAATTTTAGTACCTCTTTCACAAGATTTTCTATTCTCTTCATCCCACTCATCTAAAATATTTTGTTGAACTTCGTTGAAAGTATTTTCAGATATATCATATACATCTAGTATAGATTTATCAAATTTCTTAGTATTAAGAAGTGATCTTTTCTCTGTAACCCAACTATCTTTTGGAATAAGTTGTTCTAGTGCTTTATAAGCTGACCAAAACTCTTTATCAAAAGGTTGAGTAAATCTGTGAATTAAAGTAGTAACTGAGATATAACTAGCATTGTCATTAACATTCCAGTAGCTATGCAATTCATCATTGTAAGCTACGTTTCCATTTTTCTTATCAATATTCATATTACATTTTAGTTTGATTTAATTACTTCTTTTTGATGTCGGAATCATAGGAATTTGCTTGAATTTTGTATTTATATGTATAATCTATACCAAATAAAGCACCGCCGAAAGTACATGTTTCTCCAAATGCTGTAAGCACACTAGAGTCAATAATACCTGTTGGTGCAACAACAAATCCCGCGATTAATAATCCACATCCAACAGCAATTAAAACAACAGCAGTTACTAGCTATAAGTTTAATTTAAATTTACTGTTTATTTTCATATTTATTTATAAACTTTTTAAATATTAATATTGGGATTTAAATAATATTTATAAATTAAGATGTATATATAAAATGTAGCTGTTTTTATTCGGTATAAGCAAATGTAATAATTATATTTGAATAATTAAAGAGATTGTATTAAATATTATTAAAACTTTATATAAACTTTATAAAATATGAATTACAATTAGTTAAGAGAATATTGCATACAATATGTAGAATCGTAGTATTTAAATACTAATGGAGATTATGTCATTAAATATAAAAATGGAAATAAGATAAACATTAAGAAGAAGAACAAAGGTAAATTTACAGATTATTGCGGAGGTAAAGTAACAGATGAATGTATTTAGAGAGGAAAGAATAGTTCTAATCCAACTACTAGGAAAAGAGCTACATTTGCTGATAACGCTAGACATTTTAAACATGGATGATAGTATATTTGCTTCATATAATTAGGTAACAGCTCCTAATGAATATTCTTTTCAAGTTCCAGAAGATGAATCTATTGAAGTTTATAATAAACGTAAAGTGGCAAATGAATATTTATTTGGTAAATAGGATGATGATGAAATTACATTTACAGATGAATATTTAACTAATCCTATAATATCTACACAACCAATAGTTAAATAGGATAACACTGAAGTATTTAAAGACTAGAATCACTTTTTAAAAACAATGAATTAGACTTATAAAGATGTTTTAAAAGAGAAAGGATTAAATCCAAACTATTCTAAAATACTTACAGCATCAGCCGCATTTGAATCTGGATATGGTTCTAAGATAAGTGGAAGATTTAACTATGGTGGAGTTAAAGCAACTAAAGGTTCTTCTAAAAGTACAGTAGATTATGTAAATGGTAAATATGTAAGACGAAATCAAACATTTAGAGATTTTAAATCAATGAAAGATTATTGTTCTTATGTAGTCGATTTATTATAGAATAAGAGATATAACGCTTTCAATCAATTTAGTTCTGACAAACCTTTTGATTTATGGTATCATGTTCTTAATGCAGGATATGGTGGTGGAGATGAAAAAGGTAAAAGAAATTATATAAATGCTTTAAAAAGTATATATAAAAGAATATGAGTATATTTGCAAGTTATAATTAGGTAGAAGCTCCAGATGATTATAACTTTAGTATAGCTGAACCAGAAGAGGATGAAATATTCTATACTTCAAATCCTTCTACTGATAATATTTAGTTTGAAGAAGAACAAGTAGAAAATCCAATTACTCCTCAAGTTACAGCTGCCAATCCACCTAAAGTTTATAATGACGATAATTTGGATATTGAAGATTTATTAAGATCTGAAGGAATTACATCTATAAATGGTAAAAAGATAAGATTTGGAGATAGAAACTTAAGAGCAGCTAATGCTTCTTATGGTTCTAAGAATAGTCATCATAAAAGAAAAGATCCTTTTACTGGATATGCTTCTGCTAGAGATATATCAATAGTAGGAGGTACAGATGCAGATTACACAGAATTTAGAAGATTATTATTAAATAATGATAGGATTAAAAACTATATGTCTAAAAAGAAATGGGGAATTATTAACGAATTAACTCCACAAGTTCTTTCTAAAACAAGGGGAACAGGTCGTCATTTCCATTTTGGCCCAGATTAGTGGGCTACTAGAACATGGGCAGCGTGGTTAAATAATCCTAATTTAACAATTACATAGTATATATCATGAGTTGGATAAAAGAAAGTGACCGTTATAAACATTTATTATATGCTATTCCTATTGGTTTTGTATTAACAATATTAGCTGTAATAGGATGTGCATTTGGTATGGAGTTTAAAGACTGGTAGCATGGAGATAAATTTGATTGGCAAGATATTGCAGCTACTTTAATTGGTGGTGCAATAGGTTAGGTTTTATAGATTATAGTAATTTTAATATTATTGTGAAGAGAATAACAACATTTATTAAATAGATGGTTACTTCACACTCTGGAATATCTTCTAAAAGAGTATGTGGAGTATTAGGTTTTTTAGTAATAATATTTGTATTAATATACTGTACAGTAAATAGTGTATAGGCACCATCAATGATTGATGATTTTATATATGCAATATGTTTACTTTTAGGTATAGATAGTGTAACTAGTATTTGGAAAAATAAATGAGTAAACCTGTATATAGTAATTATGAAGATGCAGTTGATACTGATATTTCTAAAATAAAAAGTAAGGCTGTTAAAATTGCAGATACACTAAGTTCTTTAATAGCTGGTGATAAAAAGATAATTCCTACAGGATTATCTAATTGTACATTAACTGCTACACAATGGGTTAATCCTAAAGTTCCAATTAATAGAGCATAGACTATTATTGATAAAGGTAAGAAATATGGATATGTAGAAATTCCAGAAAGTCATGCTCAAGAAGGTGATTTAATAATAGCTACAAATCCTAATGATAATTCTCATCATACTATGTTATTAACTGGATTTAATAATGGTCAAACAACACATTAGTTTCAAGGTAATAATTATCTATTACCTAATGACCATCCTTTAGTAACTTACAGTAATGGATTAACTACAAAAGCTGGGCTTAGAACTAATCTAGGACTTAAAGAATATTTAGATAATAGTGATGGTAAATCACAACTATAGTATTTTAGATATATAAAACCTGGAACTAATGAAGTTCTTCTTCCTGAAATAACTGTAACACCAAATGGTAATTATGTAAAAGAAGGATAGAAAACAATATATATAAATAGAAAATAAATAAAGGCGGCTCGGTTTCACAACCAAGTCGCCTTTTTAATAACTATAAATTTTTAGATTTCAAAATATGAAACGTTTAATATCTCACGCTCAATTCATTAAGCTCATCAAGAAAATCAAGAAACTCTTGACTATTAATAAACTCTTTATCTTCAGCATATTCAATGACTTTATCTACATCATTTAATGCTGTTTTTATTAAAAACTATAAATACTCTTTCTCCATACTTACTTTACAAATTCATATCCTGGTGGAATTTCAGGATTTATAGATGTTATTGTATATCCAGTTTCATTATTTATAAAATAATATAATTTAACTGGTTCTTCATCTTCTTCTGTTTGTTCATTATTATTTAATAATATGAAATGTCTTTCTAATTCTTCTTCTGGAATATTATCCATTAGAATTTCTATATCAGTTTCATCAATCTTTAAACGTTTTAATTTCTTTTTTAAAGAATAACACTGATAAAGTTTATTTAAATATTTAAATATTGTTGCCATTGTCCCTGAACTAGGATTTGAACCTAGACTAAGGGATTTAGAGTCCCCTTTGCTACCATTACAACATTCAGGAAAGTAAGGTAGCAAAGCTACCTCTTTTATTTAAAGCTCATTTACAAGTTTTTTATAATAGCTAATCTTTTTAAGAAGGACTTGTTTAATAACACCATTAATATAAGATATTGTTGTTCTAATGCTTTTTCTTTCACAATCTGTCCAAGCTGTTTGTTTAGTTAAATCATCAAAATGTTTAATATCAATATCTTCACTAATAAAGTCTATGACTTGCTCATAAACGCAATCATCAATATCTTCCAAGAAAGATTCCCATTCGTTAATCTCTTCTTTAAGTTTTATATCTTCATTATTTGCATCTTCTTTTATCTTTTCAAGTTCTTCTGTATCTTCAAGTCCTTCTACTTCTCTACCATTAACGGTTAAAGATTCTTTTCCATCAATATTAGTATATGTAATATTAATATTTGGATTTTTAATAATGTAATCAAATAATTTTTGTATATCCATATTAGTTTTAATTTTTATATTACAAATATAGAACTGTAATTTTTAATGTCAAGTTAATAATTGTTAAACTTCTCTATTGCTGTATCTATATTATTTATACTTCCTTTATAAAACATTTCTGGATTAATCATATACTTACCTTTATTTCCCTTTATAACATTTAATTCTTTTAATGTTTTAAAACATTTACTCAAAGTAGAATGAGTAATATTTAATGTATTACAAATTTCATTTCTAGTTTTAGTACAGATAGTTATGATTTGATTATTAGAAATTGTATTTAAATAAAGAATCAAATCTTTTGTTGCATTTGATTTTAATTTATATAAAGAAGTTGTATCTAATGTATAAAAGAAAGATTCAAATGACATAATTATGTTTTTCAGTAAGTTTTTTAATAAGTTCATCTTGTTGCTCAATTCTTTTTAATAAAGTCTCTTGTAATTTACGACTTCTTTCTAATTCAGAATCTATATCATTTAATCTATCTTCATGAGTTCTTAATATAAAGACTATTTCTTGTTCTACCTTTGTAAGATTATAAAATTTCTCTTTAATAGGTAATCCTGTTTCTTGATTAATTTGATCAGTCTTTACTATACTTAAACAATCTTTGTCTTTTAAAGATTTATCACATTTATAAATAGTTTTTTCTGGCATATTTATTAATTTAGATAATTCTTGATTGGAATATTTAATAATGCCATAAGGTTCATTATCTTTAAACATATATTGTTGAGCTGCCGCTAAATATGCTTTCTCTGTAAAAGATAAATCTTTATTATCTAAAAACTCATAACTAAATGCTTCAAACTTATCCCATTTTAGAAATTTGTAAACATTACTTCTACCTTTCTTAATAACTTCGATGTATCCATTATCTACTAATCTATCAATACATTTTCTAACTGTATTAATTGAAGCTCCCGACTCTTCACATATTTTATTTAAAGAGGGAAAAGCTTCTTTAGTTTCATTATTCATATGACGTTTAATTGCCAAGTAAATTAACAAGTCTTGAGGAACAAGATTTTCCGTCATATCGTTGGGAAGTTGTACATGTTGTTTCATAAACCAAATATAGACATTAAAAATTAATATCACAAGCAAATAATATCATTTAACATTCTTTAACTTTTCTCTGAAGTGATAGAATAATTCTCCTAAATGATAGATGTTTTCTCTGAAATGATACGATAATTCTCTGAGATGATAACTAACTATACTTACCTATACTTACAGAACTATACTTAAAGCGCAATTTCCTTTCGGAAATTTTGCATGACTTTTTGCAGATTTTTACAAATTTTTAAGTAGAGAACATTTTAAAATTATCCCCTCCGGGTATTAGTATTTAAAACGATTTAAAAATTGAAGTTTATTTTGAGATAAAGTTTGAAATGTATAAAAACTATGTAATATATAAAACATATACGGAGGACAAAATTTAAATTATTATATAATGGAGAGAACATAAACTAGATACATGTAATAAAAATTGTAATGTCATATACGAAGGAGGACACTATCCCGTTTCACCCCCGGGGTCTGCGTTTGGGAAAACGGAAACGGAGACTTAGCCTCTATTGCTTGTTTCTAATTATCACTTCGCTCTCGCTTCGCTTTCGCTTCGTTTTAATTAGAAACTTAGCAATTATATAAACATGTACAGAGATTTAGCGTTTGAGATAATATCAAACGTGATTTAATAATTTATTAACTCTTTAAAACTTTTAAGTTATGCAAGCAAATGCTAAAATGTCTATCGAAAACAGTGGTTCAATGTTCCAAGTTGGTCGTGAATTTATGCTCACTGGTGTTGAGTTTAGAACTGTCGGCAACCGCGACAACGGCGGACACCCGACGTTCAATGCAGCTTTTCACAAGGGTAGCGTGACTGATGTTAACCGTGTTAACTGCGTCTGGCTATCGAGTTTGCTCAACAGCAAATACTGCGTCCAGAAAGGTTTGGAATATCAAGCTGACGGTGCGTTCGTTGAGTACGTTCGCAACAAATACAATGCCGTGTTTAAGCTTGACAAAGAGCAACGCCCGACTTGGCAGGAATTTTGCGACAGTATCGTTGCACATCTCTACGATACCAAGCAAGTTGTTACTGTTACTAAGATGCAACCTTATTACACGGTTGACCTCGAAACAGGTAAGCAAGCATTGCGCTTTGTACGCAGCTACGGACTTAAGACAGTAGAGGACTTTAGTGCATTTGACGAGAAAGACGTCAATGCAGCTAAGGCTGTCTCTGACAAGGTTCATAACGCTGCTGAACAACCCGCGACTACAGACGCAACTGATGCACAACCTGCAACACGTCGTAGCTAATAGACATTAACGGTTTCGCAAGCTGTACCATAAACAGCTTGCATTTAACTTTATTTACATAATTTAAAAACTAAAAATCATGTTAACAGTTTTCACTTACGTTCAAGTTTCTAATGACAAAGTAGTTTCATTATCATTTGAATCATTCGATGATGCTAAGAAATATTATGAGAAACAACTCATGAATTTCTTACGCTGTCAAAACGTTCGTTCTATCACTAAGAAGAACGACTTTACACATCGAATTGAACTGGATAGTCTTAACGTTGTTCGCATCGGTTTAACCGAATCTGAAATAATCGGTGAACACAATGACTATCCTACATTTTAATAACTATTTAAATGATACAACAATGCAATTCCAAATTAGAAACAAACAAAACTGTGCAGTTAACTTAAACGAACTTGACAAAATCGCTGCTGAGTTCTTTGGTGTTGAATATGACAACGACTCTTGGGCTAAGCCAAAGGGTGTTGGCATCGACTGGTACAATGTCGTAGGCTATGATATAGCTTCACTCAAAGACAACGAAGCAGTTCGTCAAGGTAACACTATGGTTGAATGGCGTGACGTGATTGGTAAAATCGCTGCAACTGCTGCTATTTGCGCAGAAAGCATGGACGATTTTAACGAATCTTTCAACGCTTATAAACCATTCATCGAACTCATCTACAAGTTCATCTCTCTCGGTTACACTGCGCATGCATTTTAACTAAATAAGGCATCATCCTTCGGGATGGTGCTTTATTTTTAAGTGAGTGATATGTGAAGTGAGAGAGACTACGCCAACACTATAAACATTATCATTTACTGGAGACTTAGCTAAGTGTATAAACAGTAACATTAACTTAGCAGGCAATGCGGTAGTGTATAGCTACTGATAGCAGTGCGTTGAATCCATCAACTGAAATATGGAGCGGATATAATATGCTCACCGCTAAAAAGAGAATATCTTTAATTTTTTTTATTTATTCATTTAAATTTCGCAATTTTTGAAATTGCTATTCTAGTCATGGGTAAAATGGCAGACGAAATCAAACGTGCAACAGAACAAGGTGACAAACTTGATCCGACTGGTCTTAGCGGCGCAGTACGTTCAGTTGAAGACAACAGTTTTACTGTTGGCGACAAGTGGAAATTCCCTACAGAACCGCAAGTGTATGCTCGTGTGATGGGTAAAGATGCACAAGGCAAACCTATCATCAGTAAGTATATCTTTGTTGAAATGCTTGATGGTGCTCAGAAAGGTAACGCTAAACAGTTCCACTTTGGTACTTTTACCAAATTGCGCTTTGTTTATAACGAACCTCAAGGTGAGCTTCCTCCTGAATCTACAGGTGTACGCAAATACACTCAAGGTTCAGCAGCAAAAGCATTTCAGTCTAAGGGTAGCCTCGAAGAAGCGTATGCACAAGTAGCTGGCAAGACAGTTAAAATCACAAGTCAAGAAAGAATCCGCACTTTGCGATTTGGTACTTTGTCTTTGATGGATACTTATATTCCGACTATTGACTTTGTTGACGATACAGCAAGTCAACCTGTTGATACCATCACAGAAACCCAAGAAGCTTAGTAGCTAGTAAATAGTGACAGTAGATGATGACTTCCAAGAGTTATTATTTATTGTCACTATTTTTTAACTGCTTTGTAACTCATTTGTAACTAGTGTATAAATGAAGCACATCTTTACACTGTTTGCTAAAAGAGTAGGTGATTCTGTACTCCAACTAGAAAACGGTGAATTCATATGCCACTTCCCAGATACGTTCTATGAACATAACATCTCGGGATATTGGCAAATGTATAGAGGACGTGATCAACTGTATATTTTAAGACTTCTTAGAATTGAGTAGTTGAGCACTTTCTAAGCTCATTTGCAGCTTATGGGAGTTGAGGTCTGGGGGTAGAAAATGGAGGAGAGTTGTCTTCGCCCTTCTTTCACCACAATCTCAACAACCTCATTTTTCCGAGCTTAACCGTGTTCCATATCACAATCCAAAATACCAAGATTTTTCAGTAACATAGATTTTTGGAAGTTTTAAAAAATTTCCTTTACAATGACTCTCAACTAAAAACAACCAATCCTAGGTGAGTGGATAGTTCCACTTTTAAAAATCCTAGGCAGCCTGAGGTCCAAGGGCATAAGCAAAAGCGGACATACTTTTTTTCATTATTAAAAATTATCAGGTTGAAATCCCTTCTGCAGAGGCAGTAAAATCCACCATATGAGCATACCTTAACGTGGTTTGGTGGTTTAAGCAGTTCGTTTACGAATTGTTAACTAAGTTGCTCAAAAGAGTTAATAAATTCCAGTTTTACTCTTTTCCTTGGTATGGTGAAAATCCATAATTAAATAAAAGAGCGTTGTGTAATCGAGAATATACACTAAAACTTATCTTAGTACCGAAGTTTTTAAATTTTATAGGTACTTTTTAATTTAAAACAAAAATATTATGTTAGGCAATCTTACAGCAATCGAATGGAATAACATTTCTAAAATTCTTCCTCCTAAAGAAATAAGAGTATTAATTTATAATGGCGAGGATATAGAAATAGCAATGTATATGCAAGATGGTAATTTTGTAAATGATCGTTCAGAAAGATTTGATGCACATTATGTAAAATATTGGGCATTTCTTCCTATGACGCCGAAACTTTAAAAATAAACAGGTTGGGGTACCACATTCCTTAGTAATAAACCGTATGTGAATAGGTTTTCCTGTATTAACGATATAGTGAGAATTACCGACGTCTCGAAAGGCATGGGAAAACATTATATCAATTGTTTAACTTTAGAAGTAGTCTGGTACTACACCATCTCCACGACAATCACAACTAATTCCGGATATAGTTGAGTTTGCAGAGATCTACCCTACCGTGAGGAGGTTCCCTTGTGTGAAATGGGGTAATTTAACACAACCGCGCTAGTAATATCTTATGGAGGTCTAACTCGGAGATACAAACGAATAACAATCCCAGAATAAGTTTGACTAGCATTTTTAAAAAGACACCCAGAAGTCTATAAAACAATCGCTGATGAGGCTGGACGAAACACTGCATAAGCAGTGTCCGATTTATTAACTATTAAACAACAAAGCAATGAAAACATCAGAACTCAAATCTGGCTACATGGTATGCCACAACGACGACATCATTCGTATTTACAATACTCTTGAAGAAGCTAAAGAACATATAGCTTTTCATAAAGGTGGAGATGATTGGTATATTTTTGAAATCTCAATCAAGTCAATACGATGAACGCAGTCAGTATGTATAAATTCATAGAAGAATATAATGCCTTACTCACAGTATTTGGCATTAATTCTTCTTTGTGGGATCAAACGCATTGTAGTTTCTCTCCACTCTTTTTTAGAGCTAATAGAGAATCTCTAATTGGTGAATACTTAACTTTAAAAAGTTTTGTAGAACGTGCTCAAAAACATGGCTTTACATATTACCTAGGAATTGATGAATTTCTTAGAGTATATAAAGACTATGTTTATTCTAAATTGAATCTATAAATTATAGATTATAATGACTAATAGGAAAGACTATTTGGCGGCTCGGAAAGACGAGCAACTATTAAATAAAACAAAACAATGGAACAAGAACAATTTATTAAACAACTCTTTCTTAATTTAGACATTAACAAAGAACTTCTTTATAAAGCAATTGAAGATAGATCTCTTGAAGAAAAAATAGTAATTTATCAATTTCTTACAGGAAATCTTCCTCCAATTCCACAAGTTGTAAAGAATAATACAGATGATGTACTTGTATTTAAAAACTTTGATCCTTTTGATTATACTCAAATATCTTACAGTAAAACAACTGAACGAAAAGTATATTTCAAAACAGAAGAAGATTTCAACAAGTACAACGGATGTAAATCCGAAGATATTCCTTATGATGGTTATCAGTTCAATAAAAATGATAGATACTCATTTGAAGGAACTTGTATATATACAAATTGGAATAAAATGACTTATAAAGACTGGATTAGAAACAACGAATAACAATGGAACAATATAGAATCATTCTTAAAAAGAATCTTGTAGAAGATAAATGCATTACAATGAATGTAGATCTCTACAACAAAAATACCAAAACTTGCACTAAAGTTTTAATAGATGCTATCTTTAAACTTAGTTCAATTTCACTTAATGGTTCTCTTCTTCAATCTCTTTTAGCAGAATGTAAAGACCATGAAGTTAGCTATTGTGGTTATAAATTCACAATGATTAATAATGAATATAAGATATTCATTTATAAAACTTGTGAAGAAATAACTCTTGTTCACATGCTTGATTCAATTTAAAAATGAGTTGGGTAGAAGAACAAGATTGGTTTGGAACTGAAGATTTAGTTCTTAATCAAAAAGAAGCCGAACAATTTCAATTAGAGAATCATCTTTGGGAAACTAAAGATGGTTCTTTAATAGAAATCTCTAATATGTCTACAGAACATATTAAAAATGCCATTCATCTTATTTATAAGTATCAATGGCGAACTCAATTTCTTAGATTGTTTGAACAAGAATTAAGACACAGAAAATGGATAACTTCTCATATTTAGAAAAACCAATTTCAGAATGTTCTGACCAAGAACTTATTAATTGGTATATAGCATTTAAAAATGGTGCAGATCCAAACGATGCATACGATCTTAAATGTTATGATCAATTTCAAGCTGAATTGGTAAACAGATCATCAGAGTTTAAAGACAAAGTTGAATATATAGACTCTATAATATGAATAATGCATATGCCGTTTGCTCATTTGGTCATTTGAAATGTGTTACAAATGATCTAATTAAAGCATTGTATCAATGTGATTTAAATTCCGAAATATTTTTTCAAACGAATATTATGGGATTTCCTGTTTCAATTTATTCTTATAATGAATTTAATAAGGATGAATTTCCAATGTTTATAACAACTGTTGATACGAATACTCTTGAAGAACTTCTTGAAGAAATCAATGGAGAACTCCGTCCAATACTTGTTAAAGAGTTAAACAAAAGAAGAATTGAACAGATATGATATATGCAGTAATGTATTCAGATGAATACACAACAGGACTACTTAGATTATATACTGACTTTTTAAATGCTTTTAGATATTTATTATCTTTAGATTTACAAGAGGCAGAATATTATATAATGGTAGCCAATGAAGGTGAAGAACCTCAAGAATTGTATTCTACATCTCATTCATTTAACGAACAAACTCTTTCTAAATTCTCTTCAGAATTTACTGAAGATGAATTAGATACCATTAATTATTTAAAACAATGAATAATTACGATACAATATCTCTTCTCATTGCTTTAACAACTATGACTTCAGAAGATGTTAAGCAACCAATCTACGAAGAACTTAAACGTAGAACTAAGTTAAGAATTTTATAATAAAACGTTAGACTGACTGTGAGGGGTTCTCTTCGGAGAACCTCTCTTTATTCTATTTAAATATGAATGACTTAACTAAACAAGCTACCGAGATGTATGTAGTTAAATCAATTACATTATCTCAATTAGCAGAAACCATAGAATCATTGAATCTTGATTTTCAACAAGAAACTGATGAAATGTTTAGAGCATTAAAATATGCTAAAGACTTTCATAAAGCTTGGCAAGAATCAATGATTAGTGAATTGTGAGCCTTAATAATTCTATACGCGCTACTAAAAACTTAAATAACCTCGGAAGTTTTTTACGAAAGTATTTTTATAAGAGGTTTTAAATTAAATAATTATGAAAGTAGGTGATACAATAGATTTAAAATCTACAAATTTAGAAGAATTTCTAAAATCTACACGATGCATATTTGCAGAAAAATATAATTCTGCATTAAAAGATTCTTATTATAAATTACTCAATGGATTCAAATCCCAAAAAGATATTGAAGAAACTTGTGGTAATTTAAAATCAGTAAGAATTAGCGATGAAGTTGTTGACTATTACAAAGAACTCGCAGAAATCAGAATGACTTTTTAAATATGCTAAACGAATATTTATTAACAGAAGAAGATAAACTACGTTACAGAATCAAACAATTAGAAAAAACAATTTCTGATTTTAAAAATTACGATAAAGAACGTAAAGTTTATTACTCTAAAGTTCTCCAAGAAAATGGAGAGCTTAAATCTCTAGTTGATGAGCTTACTGATTCAGATAAGAAAGCTCAGAGATTAGTAAATCTTAAAAAGGAAAATGAAAAACTTCTTAATAAGTTAATAGCTTATAAAGTACAGTTTGAACTTACTCCAGAAGAATATAAAGAATGTCGTGCTATTTATAAAGAAAGTAAATCAGCTGATACTATTCATAAACTATCTTCTAAAAATGGAGTTCTCAGAAGTCAAATCGTTAAACTAGAGAAAGATGTTTATAGTCTTTCTAAAGAGTTGAATGATTTAAAGAAGCTTAATAATACTCAGCTTTAAGTAGTATTAATAAATTAATTACTTTTTAAAAATGAAAACAATCGTTCTTTTACTTTTAATAGCTTTAATAGTTATTGGAGTTATGTTACTTATTGAAAAATACAATAAGAACAATGATAAAATAAATAGAATCCTTCTTATAAGCAGTTATATAGAAAGACTCTATCAAGCAAAGAATTTACACTCTATTCTTACTTTACATAAGAAATTATGGAGTGATGGAATACAAAATGCTAATATTGGGCCATGTGATTATGGTATGTTCAGAACTAAAGATATTATAGATATGACTGAAGATGAAGTCTTTTTAGGTAATATCAATGGTTTATGGACAAAACCTATGAGATTCTGGTTAGATAGAGATGAAGAGCCTATTGTTCTTGAACAATATAGACAACATCTAATATCTAATTTGAAGGCAATTAGAAATTCAATTTAGCATAGGACTTGCATAGTTTAATTGGTAAAATACCGAAAGGAGATAATGGTTCAAATCCATTTGCAAGTACAATTTTTAATATCTATATTTATAAATTAAAAAAATATTTATAAAATGGGTGATAAAAATAAAACTTTTTGGGACTATTTAAAATAGTCAATAACTACAGCTGCTGCAGTTGGTGAAAATCCAGTAATGCAATAGGCTAGTGGTTATAGTGTTGACAACAAAGGTAATGTTCATCACAATCCAGATTCTAAGGTTGCTAAACAAACAGCTAAAGCTAATGCTGCTGCTGGAGCAACTACTGCTTCTGTGATGGCTGCTCCTTTTGTTGCTCCAGGTACAGCATTTGGCAATATGATAGGTACAGCAGCAGGTTATGGAGCTGCTGATATGATTGCTAATGAAAACCTCTTAGTGGTTCATAGAATACTTATATGCAAGATGCTGCACATTAGATTGGAATAGATAGAATATCTAATCCATATTTAAGAGATGCTGCAAGTACAGTATTTTAGATGTCAAATCCTTTATACGCATTAAATGGAAGAACTATTCTAAATAATGCTGGAGAAATGGTTACTAATGCTTATGGTAAATCATTAGATAAAATAGTTAATGAAGCAATAGCTGCTAATGATTGGAAAACTCTTTCATAGGTTCTTGGAGAAAATAATAATATAACACAAGAAGTTATGGCTAGAGCTGCAGGAGGAGGTCATAGACCAAGAATTAAAACAACAGATACTCCTATTAGATCTTCTGAACCTACTATTAAACTTAAGTCTTTATAGTATGATAAAAGAGGAATAGCAGAATTAGAATCATATAACAATGTTACAGCATTTGGTTAGAAAGTAACAGGAAAATATTAGCATTAGAATATTGATAGATTTTTCAATTTTTAGGAATAGATAAATTCTTTAAATAATTATGGATTAAATCTAAATAAATATCCTAGACATTTTTATGCATATGATGGAACATTCTCTTCAGAATTTGAAAGATCATTTAAAGATAGTTTTCTTCTTAATAAAAATGCAGATGTATCGGATTAGGCATATGCTTTATCTCATAAAATGTTTAATGAAATGAATCCTGCTGCTAAAAAAGCTATAATTCCTAAATTAACAGGAATTATTAAAAATCCATTAAATAGTAAATATACTGAAGAAGAAAGAGTATATCCTCTAATTAAAGAAATTCAATCTAGAATATATAATCATGCAATTTCTAAAGGGATTAATATTCAAACTCCTCAATAGTTACTTGAATATGCTAAAAACAATAGAAATATTGTTAAATTAGCAATTGAAAGATCTCATGGAGGATATTGGAAAGATAAAATAGATCTTTCTTCTGATAAAGTTTTAGATAGAATAATTAACACATTAACATTAAGAAATGGAGGAATTATTAAACAAAGAAAATTTCGAGTACAAAGATGATTATGTCTTTTATATATTATTAAAAATTATACAAGATATAATTTATCATAGGAAAGAAAAAATAGATATAAGTACAATTCCCACAGAAGCACCTTGTACTTTTATAGGAAGTCGTTTAAAAACAAAAGATTACGATTTTATTATTGATTCTAATATAGTTTTTAAACATAACAATGAAGAAATTACAATAGAAGGTAATGGTATTTCAGAAACTATTGCTTGGTTAATATCTTGCATTGTTTATTTAAAAAAGAAGAATATATTAGATGATTTTAAAAACTTTTGGTCATGGGATGAAAATGCAAAAAATCTCATATTTAAACATACTTCAGACAATTTAGAATCAAACTAATTGAAACTGATATTTTTAAAAAATTATGGTTTGTGAAAATAGTAATTTTTCACATACTATATTGGGTTAAACCTTTAAATAGATATTAAGATGAATAGAAAAGAAAAAATCCTAAGAACAGTTAGATTTATATCACTGTTCTGTTCAGGTTTAATTTCTAACAATGACTTTTTGGTAGAGTTGGATAGAAATTGTCCTGAAGATTTAAGAGATGAAATGTTACAAACTGTACAATCTGCTTTAGCTTTAAAATAACCATGTATAATAGAAAACAAATCGACCAAATCGTTCGTTTTGTATCACTATTATGCAGTGGTATGATGCGAAAAGCAGATGTGAAAAATGAACTTGATAAACTTCCAGAAGAGCTTAGACAAGAAATTTTGAGTAGGTCTATTATGGTTCTTGGAGTGAAGAATGTACTTTCTTAACGCTTAGATTATTATTAAATAGTAAAAGTTAGGTGGAATGTCTTATAGTTTAATTGGTAAAACATCTTCAGTTAAATGAAGAAAATATGAGTTCGAATCTCATTAAGATAACTAATTCCTTTTGTAGACGTTGATGTAGCGAATAATAGTAACTATTGGTTAAACATCTACTATGGCAAGCAAGATCTTGAATTAATCTCTTACATTAAATCAATCTCTAGTAAGAGGGAGAACAAAACAATGGCTTATAGCTCAAAATCAAACGTTATCCAATTTAACATCCGTGACGAAAAAACAGGAGAAATTATTCGTGAAATGGTTCTTCAAGCTGATAAACTTGATAGAATCTGTGAAATGTATCCTCGTTACGGAAACCTTCTTGAAAAGTATCGTGGTAAACAAATCAACGATGACCGTGTTCTTGAATCTATTTATAATGAACTCTTTAATCTTTAAAAATTATGGCTGGTAAATCACGTTTCAATCCGGAAGAATGTATTGCTAATGTTAACAATGTTAAGAAAGCAATAATGACTAAAGGTAACAGCTTTACATATCAAAGATTAGTTAAAGCTTTCTTTAATACAGGATTGCCTAAAAGTTCTACATTTTGGCAGGTATTTAGAAAACATCACATTGTTGAAAAAGACGAAAACAATCTGTTTAGATTCTGTAATGAAAATCCTATCAATGTCGAGCAAGTAAAGCAAATTTATAAAGAATATTCTTGTATTGTTAGAAATAATAATGCAAAAGCTGCTAAGAAACGCATTGAAGAATCTGAACGCATCGAAGAATCCAGCAAAAACATTACAGACTTTACAGAAGAAGCTATTAAACATCTTAAATCATTAGGTTATAAAATTTATAAACCTCAAACAGAATATGTAGAGCTATGATTATATCATTTTTAGCAGCTCCTATAATTCATGATTTAGGAGACAATGGAACATTAGAGGAAAATTTAGACTTAGATCTAAATGTTTGTGTTTATAATAAAGATTACAAATTAGTTGATCTTGTATATTATGGACATAAATACTCTAAAGACAATTCTATAAGAATACTTAATAAGCATCAAATAGAAATAGATTTAAATGCTATTACTTTAGATGCTAATTATATATCTTTTATAGTAACTAGTTATATAGGTAAAAAATTTGATAAGATTCCTTCATTTAAGTTTAATCTACAAGAAACAGCTTCTGCTGAGTGGACTATTCCTAATGATGAGAATTTTATCAACAAATCTGCAATACTATTTTTCACGCTCTATAAGGAAAATGACGAATGGGAGGCAAATTATGATGATTTCCTTATAGAGGACTTTGACATTCTTAGAATATCAAAGGATTTACCTATGTTAGTTAAGTAAGCTCGTTAGAGCTAGGGGATGTCTGTTGACGGCAAAGGGAGTTCGATTCTCCCTATCCCCACAAACACCATTGTTTTATATTTTAATAGTTAAGAACCTTTTATAAAATTAATTTAAAGTTAGTTTTTTAAAAGTTCACCCTCTTGCCAGAAATGGCAAGAGGTTTTTAGTTTGATTAAGTAGTATATAGTTATATTTAAAATCCATAATTCGTGAGAACTAATGGATTTTGTTTTTAGAAAAATATTATTATATTTGACGATACCTCAGTTTCTAGTAATCTATAAACTAGTGACTTTTGACATTTTCAACATGAAAATAATCCAGCGCGGGCACCAGCTGTTAACGGTGCACAGGCAATTTTTGTGACAGAAGTCAGTGTTTGTAATGAAAGAGGTTGTAGTTACATTCACTGACTTTTTTATTTTTAAAAACTATGGCAGCAATTGATAAAATTTATTTAGATTCTTACGAAGAAT